CTCGGCGGGCGTTAGATCCTTGCTCGTCGATAGCTCGGGCCGGTTCACGATCTCACGCGCCAGCGCGAGCCGCTGCTCGCGGTCGCCGATCCCGTGCTCGCGCATTAGCTGCTGTAGCCGTCTCACTTGCGGCGCCGTAATCACGTCGCCGCGATCGTCGGTAGCGGCAGACGATGGCACGCCGCGATCGTCAGCGCCCGCGCCCTCGCGGGTAGCGGCGTCTGCCGCGTTCTCTCCGGGCAGCGGCGGTAGCGGCGCCGCTTGCGGTGCCGAATCCACTACGGCGGTCGTATCCGCTACTGCCGCTGCCGCGGCTTGGCGCCGACGCGTCGCGCGCGGGCGGGCGGGTGGAATACCCGCGGGCTCGGCGCCGACGCCGACCTCGCCGTCGAATTCTTCGATTGCGCCCAGCCCGTGCACTACGTCGGCGAACACGGCGCGCACGAGGTCGGCGCTCGCGCGCGCCGAGAGCATCTGCCGCGGGTAGGCGCGCCAATTCGGTTTCCCGTCGAGCTTCGCGCGGCGCGCGTCGTCGAGGGTCCAGCTAACGCGCGTCACGTTTTCGGAGCCCGCACGGCGGCCGCACCATGTAGCGCGGCTCGTGGTCAGCTCGTCGGGCCATATCTCGTGCCCCGCGGCGAGCACGAGCGCCCGCTGCGCCTCGGCCGCTACGAATATGCGGCCGTCGATCACGTGTATCTCGTTCACGCTTGCGAGCGGGCCGAGCCCTACCTCGTCGCCGTAGAGAATGGCGGCCGTAACGGCGGGCACGTTATGACGCAACCCGCGCGGCACGAATTCGGTCGGCGCGATCGTTTTCGCGACCTCGGCCGCGGGTGCGAGTATGTCGACCCACCCGCGCGCGGGCCCACGTTGCACGGGCGGGTCGACGACCTTAACTAACGCCGTCATAGCGTTAGCTCGCCCTGCTCGGGCGCGATCCCGTCGCGAATCCGCGACATACAACGCGAGCACGCGACCCGGCCGGTATTGCGGCGGCCGACGAGCGCGTTTAGCCCGCCGCCCGCGCCGCGGCCGCGTAAGTGTTCCCAGCCGCGCACCTCGCGGCCGTTCCGCTGCCGAGGGTCGAGCGCCTCGCCGCAGATCGAGCAGCGCGCCATACCGCCGAGCGTCACGCCTCGACCTCGTAGTAATCGGCGCCGCCGTCGCGGCCGACGATCCACCCGGCGCGCGGGTGCGGCTCGTCGAGGTGAACCGAGCAGCAGCAGCCGCACGCGTTCACGTGCCATACGGCGCGGTGCCCCGTGTCGGCGTAGTCGTGTATTAGCCGCTCGATCGCGTGCGCCTGCTGAAATGGCAGCAGCGCGAGTAGCGAGCCCGCGTATGGATTCTCGCGGCTCACGTCGTCGCCTCGGCGGTCGTCGGCGCGGTGAGCGCGTCGCCGATCACGTCGCCACGAGGTCGAGCGCGAAACGCGGCGACCTGCTGCGCGTAGAGAAACGATCGAAACGTGCTCGGCCCGATATCGAGCGGCAGCACGTCGTACCCGTCCGCGCGGAGCCATACCGCGAGCCCGCGCCCGATTTTCGGCAGCTCGTGCTCGACGCCCTCGACGACGTACGCCTCGGCGTGCGCGTACGCGGCTAGCTGTAGCGCCGTCTCGGCGAATACGCCCGAGCCGCCCGTTTTCCAATCCACGACGGCTATCCCGAGGTCGTCGCCCGCGAGGTCGGCGCCGTCGACGTACGCGAGCAGGTCGAGCGTGCCCGCGTAGCGCCACTCGCGATTTACGACCATCGCCTCGACCGCGATCTCGTCGACGTGCCATTGCTCCAAAAACGCGAGGCACGCGTCGACGTGCCCGACGAGCGCGTCGTCGACCTCGACCTGCTCGCCGTGCAGTAGCCGCGCCGCGAGGTCGTGCACGGTCGTACCGCGCACGGTCGCCGCCTTTTGTCGGTCGAATCGGCCGCGCTCCATAGCGCGGAGCCGATCGGCCGAGCCGAGAGCGCCGAGGTCGTCCCAATGGTCGAGCGCGTAGCCCGCCGTCTCGCGGGCGGCCCAATCCACGAGCGCGGGTTTCGGTACGCCCTCGCCGATAATGCGGGTTACGCCGTCGACGGGCTCGCCCTCGTCGTCGACGTAACGGTGCCCGGACCCGGCGCGAATGCGCCGCCAGCCCGCCACGGTTAGCCCGCCTGCTCGGCCGTGCGCAGTAGCGCCTCGACGCTCGCGCGGGTGATACGCACGCCGCGGCGCGGGATCGTGCCGCGCGCGCTCGTTTGTATGTAATCGAGATCGCCGCGGTCGACCATGCGGTACACGGTGCGCACGCCAACGCGGAGATACGCCGCCGTCTCGGCGACGGTCCAGTACGGGCTACGCGGTTGCTCCGCCATTCTCCCCCCCTGAGGTGCGAGGGTCCGCGCGTCGCCCGGCCGTGCGGATCGTGTCGCCGACAGTAACGAGAGGCACGATCTGCCGCTAGCGGAAAATTGGATTTAGACGCGAAATAACGCCCGCTCGTGTCACTCGATACACGTAGTGACAGAGCGGGCGTTAAATCGCGGACTACAGATCCACCCGAGCGCGTTACGACGCGCGGTGCGCCTCGATTCTGCGCCACGCGTTCGCGAGCGCCGTCGTCGCGAGGTCGTCGACCTCGGCCCGCGCGTGCCCGTAAACCTCTAGCAGCATCGCGGGCGTTGACCAGCCGTTACGCGCGGCGACGTTCAGCACGGGCACGCCCGCGGCTACCTGCTCGCTCGTGTTCACGTGCCGTAGGTCGTGGAAACGGAGCCGCACGCCCGCCGCGCGCGCTGCCCGTACCCATCGCTGCCCGAGAGCTTGCGGGCTCGTGTAGTCACGCTCTAGCCGCCGCGAGAGCACGGCTCGGTCGTCGAGGTCGTCGACGCCCGCACGCTCGGCCGCCTCGACCTGCCGTAGATAGCGGCTCGTCAGCATCGCCGCGCACGACGGGTCGAGACGCACGCGGCGTACCTTGCGCGTTTTTGTCGTGCGCCGCTGCCACGCGTTATCGCCGGGTCGCCCCTTGCATACGTTCCCGTCGATCCGTACGACGCCGCCCACGAGGTCGATATCGCGCCAGCGGAGCGCGGCTAGCTCCCCTCGTCGGGCGCCCGTCGCGATCGCGAGGTGTACGACCTCGCCGAGGTCGTCGCCCTCGTCGAGCCCCTCTAGGACGCGAGCGATATCGCCGAGGTCGTAGTCGTCGACCGCCCGGCGCGGCTCGTGGTCGTGGTCGTCGTCGAGCGCGGCCGGGATTACCCGAGCGCCGTCGTACTGCTCGCGGCGAATCCATCGGGCCCGCTCTACGTCGGCGAGCGCCTGCCGCACGAGGCGGGCGACGCCGCGCACCGTGCGGAGCGAGAGCGTCGGCGCGTGAGGCGCCACCGTGCCCGCTTGTAGCTGCCCGTAGTACCGCTCTAGCCGTTCCGGGTCGAGAGCGTCGAGCCGCACGCTTGCGAGCCAGTACGGCCGCACGTAACGCTCGACGCCGCCGACGTAGGCCCGCTCGGTATTCGGCGCCCAGCCGCCGCGGTGCAGCGCGACGTAACGGTCGAGCGCGTCGATAACGGTGCGCCCGTCCGCGTCGGCCGGGCGGCTCGCGAGCTGCTGCTCGACCTGCTGCGCCTGCTCGTGCGTATCGACCGTGCGGCAGACGCGCACGCGCTTACCCGCGGCGTCGGGCCGCTCTACGGTCACCTTGTAACGTCCGTTCCCTTGCTGCTGTATCACGTGTTTCTCCGATCGGATCGACCGTCGCGCGGGTGGCGCGACGGGTGGCGCGCCGCTGGCAAGCGGCGTATTCCGATGCTACGAGCGGCACGAGCGGCACGCGTAATGGCACGTCAGAGCGTGTACGCCGTCGCGGCTCCCTAACTCTGACATAGAGCACGGGCGCAGCGTTTCAGCAGGTCAGAGCCCCTATCCACAAGGGGCGCGGGTGGCGCGCGCGGTGGCGGTGGATAACGGCGGGCCCGGATCGTGCGTCTAGGGTGCCGCCGCGCGCGCGGGCGGCGCCCGTCGAGAGTGGCGAAAACGGATCGGCTCGGCGACCGTCCGCGTGCGTACAGTCGGCAGCGGCGGGCACGGCCGGGCGGCCCTCGTTCCCCCCAGCCGAGCCGCCCGACGTGCCGCCTCTACCCGTGCGTCGCGAGGTACACGAGCAGCAGCGCGAGCCCGAGCAGCCCGCCGAATGCCAGCACGACGTACGCCGAGGCGCGATCGAGCCCGCGCCGACGCACGCCCGCCCGCCGTCGTCGTCGCTAGCCGCGGCGCGTGAGCCCGACGAGCCAGCGCACGAGCGCGATACCCGCGAGCACGCCTAGCTCGATGTTCAGCACGAGAGCTTGCGTATGGCTCATTACTGCCTCGTTCGCATCGCGTACGCCTCGCCCTTAATCGAAACGAGGTCGTAGCCGTGCGCGCCGCCGTCGCTCGGCGCGCAGAGCACGCGGAACCGTCGCGCGGGATCGTTGCGCACGTTCGCCGGTAGCGAGAAATACGACCCGTAAAACGGGCCGCGCACCGTGCGCACGCCGCCGTCGTATTGCAGATCCCACGCGCCCTCGTCGGTTACGAGCCGCGCGACCGTTTCCTTATCTCCGGGCACGTCGTCACCTCCCACGGGCGGCGCGCTCGCGCCGCCACTCTCGCCGAGGCACGCGGCGACGACCTCGTGCCAGCGCGCCATCGTGAAATCACCGGGGCATACCGTCGAGCTGCCCGGACTATTGCGATGCGCGACGACCTCGGGCTCGTCGACGACGTACCCGTGCGCGCGTGCGTCGTCGAGCGCCGCGGCGATTACGTCGAGGTCGTGATCGGTAACCGCGTGCTCCATGCGGTTACCCGGTAGCACGAGGTCGACGCTAACGCCGTTTCGGTCGAGCGTCGCGTACGACGACCAAACATCGCGGAACCGAGCGAACGTATCGGTACCGATCGCGTACGTGTAGCCGCCCTCAGAGCAGCGCCACGCGTTCGCCGCGGTCGTCGGCGCGCCCGCGCCCTCGTGGTGCACGGTAACGAGCGAGACGGGCGCGGGCATTAGTCGCCCGCGTCGTCGTCGTGCTCGGGCTCTGCCTCGGTTTCGGTTTCGTCGTCGTGCTCGACCTCGGGCTCGTCGACGGGCTCGGGCTCGGGCGTTTCGGTAGGCGTCATTAGCTGCTCACTTTCTCGCCGGGTTTCGTGTTCCGCGGGTCCGCGGTCACGCCGTGATTACAACCGCCGCAGATAATCGTTTCGGCGGGTATCTCGCCCGCGTTGTCTTTCGCGATTAGGTACTCGGGGCATTCGGCGTTTTCGCAATAGACCGTGCTCACGATTGCGGCTCCATAGCTAGGACGAATAGCGACGCGACGACGTTCGGCATATTCGCGTTCGTCGACGCGGACCAGCAGAACAGGGTTACGGCCGAGGCGGTCGCGCCCGCGATGGGCGTAAAAATCCACGCGGCCTGCCCGCCGCCTTGCGCCGCCGACCACACTTGTAAAAACGGCGCCACCGTGAACGGCCGTAGATGGTTAATCGTGCCTTGCGCGTTCGCGTTGAATGTCACACTTAGCATCCGCGCCTCGACGTGCGGTGCGCCGAGCGTGCGCCACGCCGTACCGTCGTACACTTGCACCGGGTACGGCGCGGTCGTGATAACGACCATCTGCCCGACGACGGGCGCGACGATCGCGGCGTCGCGCGCAGCCGTCGACGTGAACGTCGCGACGACCTGCTCGCCGACGTAATCGTTAAAGTCTGCCGCGAGCGTTTCCTCGCCGACCGCCCAAACCTTAAACGGCATCGCGCGTACCTCCCCCTAGCCCGAGCACGTACCCCGCGTCGAGCCGATCGTTAGCGTGCGGGCCGAGCGTGAATATGGAGCCCGAGAGCCCGAGCAGGTCGGCGCCGACGAGGTGCCAGTCGATCTCCCAGCTACGCCGCGTTATGCGGTACGTAAACCCGATTACGCGCGCGAGGTGATCGACGACCGCCTCGGGCCGATCGGGCGGCGCCCATACGATGCGCGCGAGGTCGGTAACGAGCGCGAGCGAGAGCACCTCGCGCCAGCACGTCGCGCTATCGGCCGCGATACCCGGAAGCATGGTCACGTCGTCGAGCCCGAGCAGCGGGTACGCGTAGAGCACGAGCAGGTCGGTAACCCATTTCGCTACTTGCGCGTCGTCGGCGAGCCCGAGGTCGTCGCGGCTGTAGTCATACCGGCCGTAACGCTCGATACTCGCGAGCGATTGCGCGAGCTGCTCGCTACCGCCCGAGCGCGCGCAGTGAATGCGGTTCCGCTGCTGCGCGTCGGCCGTGCTCGGCGTCGCGTCGGTTAGCACGTCGTGTAGCCCCTCGCCGCAACCGAGCGCGACGACGGGCGGCGTAATCGCGATCCATGCGGCGCGGTTTGTCCACCGTAGGTGCCCGCTGCGCGTGAAATGTACGTAGCCCATCTCGTCGTCGAGCGTGCGGTTAAGTAGCTCCCAGCCGCTCTGCGCGAGCGTCGTGCTCTGTAGCGTCACGGTCGACGCGGGCGCCGGGTCGACGACTCCGGGCCAGCCGTAGAAATCGACGAGCCGCTGCACGCGCTGCTCGGTCGTGTCGCCGTTGCCCGCGGGCGGTTGCTCGGGCTCGTCGTAGCGCGCCCAGCGTTTCGTTTCGTCGGTCGCGACGAGCTTCGCCTGCCGCCCGCTCGGGCGCGGTGTCCAATCCTCGGCCCAGCTATCCGCGGTGCCCGTGAAAACGTCGTAGCTCTCGACCGTGCCCGCGTCGTCGACGACGACCTCGGCGAACGCGTACACGGGCACGCCCGGCGTTAGACGCGAGCGACCGCCGTACGAAAACGGCGGCACCGGGTTAAGCGGGTCGTAGATGCCGCCCGGATCGGAGAGCGTTACGACGCACGTAGCCGCCTCTGCTTTCGAGAAAATGCCATCGGCCGATTGCGCGCCGCCGCTTACCTCTACGTCGAGCACGTCGCACGTAAGGTCGTGCCAGAGCCGACCGCTCGGCGCCTCGCGCCCCGCGACCTCGCCGCCGCCGAGCACGTTTCCCGCGTCGAGACGGTCGTTAGCGTGCGGGCCCATATGGTGCGGCACGCCCGCCTCGATCGCGGCGAGCAGATAGAAACGCACGTAGCCGCCCCACGCGGGCGCGGCCGCGCCGCCCGGCGTACCGGGCCACGGTTGCGACGGCTCCCAGCTCGTCACTAGCCCGCGCTCCGTATCGGGATATCGAGCGGCCCGTTACGCAAGGTATGTCCGCGCAACGCGCGCACGACCGCCCGCTGAATTTGCGGCGCGTCGGCACCTAGCCCCGTCGTCGTGACCGTGAGGTTTATTACGGTCGTGCCGCCCATCGTGTTACCGACGCCCGAGAATGTCTCGCCCGCGTGCACGAGCGCGAGCCCCGTACGCATAACCGAGCCGCCCGTCGCAAGCGTCGGGATATCGGGTAGGCCGATCGTTTGCCCGCCGAAATGGATAGGCCCGATATCGACTTTCGGCACCGTGAATTCCAGCCCGTTCCACGCGCGGATAACGGCGTTTAGCGGGCCCTTAATCGCCGACGCGATCGACGACGCGACGCCCGAGACGTAACCGAGCGCCGTCGAGATCGCCGATTTCACGCGCTCGATAATTCCGCTAATGACTCCCCACGCGGCGGTAAACGGCGCGGTCAGCACGCCCGTTATCGCCGACCATGCCGAGCGGAGCCAGCCGAGCAGCGTCGCCGCCGCGCTCTTTATCGAGTCCCAATAACGCACGATGATCGCGACGGCTATACCTATCGGGCCCGTGAGGATCGCGAGCAGCAGGGGCCAATTGCTCTTAATCCAATTCCAGACGGCGCGGATCGCGCCGAGGATCGCGTTCCACGCGGTGACGACGAATCCCCATAGCGTCGCCATCGCCGCTTTAATCGTGTCCCAATTCTTGACGATTAGCACGCCGATCGCGATTAGCGCGGCGATAGCCGCTATCACCGCGAGTATCGGCCAGAATGCCGCCGCCATACTGACGCCGAATAGCGTCGCCGCCACGCTCGCGATATTCCACGCGACCGCGAGCACGCCGATAACGATCGCGAGCGGCATGATCCACGAGATATTTTTTTCGATGAATCCCGCGATCGTTTCCAGTATCGGCGCGAGCTTGTCGAGGATCGGTATAAGCGCGTTTCCGATCGCCTCTTGCGCGTTGCCCCACGCTACGTTCATTTTGTCGGCGCTCGTCGCGGTCGCCTCGGCCGTTCCGCCTACTTGCGTTTCGACGGCGCCGAGCACGACGTTTTGTGCGCCGAGCAGATCGTTACTCTTGACCATCGCCTTTATCTGCTCTTTTTGCGCGTCGGTAAACGTGACGCCCGAGCGCCCGAGCGCGGTGATTCCTTTTACCGGGTCTTGTAGCGCCTTACCGAGCTGCACCGCGTTCGATTCCAGCGTGCCGAAACCCGCGGCCGCGAGGTCGGCGCCCGCTGCCGTCGCGCGATCGAATACGCCCGCCTGCCGCGCTGCCTCGCTCGATACGGCGCCGAACGTCGCGAGCAGCGTTTGACCTTTCTTAATCTCGTCGTCGTCTACGCCGATTTTTTTCGATAGCGAGTCGGCGTACTTGCCCGCCGCCGCCGCGGCGGTGCCCGTCGTGTCGCCCATCGACTTAAAAACGGCCTCTAGCGCTGCGGTCGCCTTATTGGAGTCGCGCGCCATCGCTACCGTTTTTTTGCCAAACTCGACGACCTTAGTAACGGCGTATCCGGTAGCGACGCCTTTCGCGATCGCGCCGAGCTTTTTCGTCGCGCTCTGCGCGCTGCTGCCCGTCTCGTCTATCGCCTGCTTCGCCTTGCGGGCGTCGGCGATTATGTCAATTTTCAGAATCGCGGGCGCGGCCATCGGTTACCGCCGTCTCGCTCGTTCGCGGTCGACCTCGGCGAGCAGGTCGAGCGCGGTTAGCAGCGCGCGCGGATCGTCGAGCCATACCTCGGCCGCGACGCCGCTCCGTAGGGCGACGATCACGGCGGCCCGCCCGAAAGTGTCGCGCTCGTAGGGTCCAGCGCGTGCGGGTCCGCGTCGTCGAGCGCCTCGGGCATCGCCGCGAGCACGTCGAGAAATGCGTCGTAACTACGGGGCACGTCGACGCCCTCGCGCAGTAACGCGTTATGTACGACCGCGAACGTAAGGCCCATCGCGGCGAGCCCCTCGCTCGGGTCCATACGCACGCTGGCCCAATCCCGCGCGGTTATCTGCACGACGCGCGGCTCGTCGTCGCCGTCGAGCAGTACCGAGAACCGCTGCCACCGTTGCACGCTTACGCTCCCCTCACGCGATCGAGCGCCCGCTGCACGTCGGCGCGGTACGCCTGCTGCCATTGCGGCTCGGTAGCTTGCGCGCCCCACGCGATAAACGGATCGGGCGCGATATGGCGCGCCTGCCAGCCCCAATGAATCGGGCCCGCGTACGGCACGCGCGCGCCGCCCGCCGAGACGCGCGCCCGCCGCGCTTGCCGCGCGGGGCGTACCGACGCGGCGAGCTTGCCCGAGCGCCGAGGCGCTCGCGCGCTCCCCTCGCGCGCGACGATCTCGCCCGCGCGTCGGTTCGCGTCCTTTAGGTCGTCGAGGTCGTGCCCGGCGCGCCCGAGCGTGCGCACGAGATTATCGAGCCCCTCGACCGTGTAAGTCTGCCCCGCCATCTACTCGCCCGAGCTAGCCGACGCCGCGGCGGTCCGCGCGACGGGCGGCGTGCGCACGAGCGGCGCGGTTAGCTGCCACTCGAAATCGCTCGTTATACGCGCGTTCACGTCGCCGCCGTACGTCTCGGCGGGCACCTCGATACGGAGCGAGCCGGTAAGCGTCGGGCCCGCGGCGTTCGGCGTGTACGTGAACGCGACGACCTCTAGGTCGTGGTCGTAGCAATACTCGATGATCGAGTCGCCCGCGGCCGCGGTCCAATCTTGAATTACGGTGCCCGCGAGCGAGCG